CATGCTTATTTGACCTATATTTGACAACTTTCTCAGGCAGTCGCCTAAGCCATTGAAAAATATGGTGACCCCTACGGGAATCGAACCCGTGTTTCAGCCGTGGAATGGGAAAGTTGTTATAGATCAACACCCTATCCCGCTTTTCCCGTTTCGTTCTCGCCATTGCATATCAATGGCTTGCGCAAGAAGGGGGACGGAATTGCCCCCTATTTAGGGCATGAAAAAGCCCCCGACCTGGCTGGCACCGGATCGAGGGCGCACTATTCCATAGCGGCGGAAAAGCGCGCGAACCCTACCGGAAACGGGAGGGATTCGCAATGAGCGTGGACCTGAAGCGCATCGCGTCTGTCATGGGCGGCGAAGTTGTAGGCAATCGCGCCATCTTCCCGACACCCGGCAATAGCGCCAAGGATCGCGGATCATGGGCGAGCATCGTGCCGAGCGCACCGGATGGCGTGCTTATCCATTCGGCCAACGGCGGCGATCCCTTGGCAATCAAGGATCAGCTGCGCGAAAAGGGCGTGCTGCCCAAATGGGAGCCGACCAGCCAGCGGCCATTGCAGCGCCGACCCCGGCAACCGGGAGTTAGCTATTTCGAGTTTCAGGACGCGGATGGCGTGACGGTCTGCCGCAAGGTGCGGACAGACAAGCCGGACGGCAGCAAGGTTTTCACCTGGCAACACCGCGACGGCAAGGGCGGATGGGCCGCAGGGCGCGGTTGTGACCCGCTCCCCTATCGTCTGCCTGACCTGATGGCAGCGCCCCGTGATGCCGTGATCTATGTCGCGGAAGGCGAGCGCAAGGCGGACAAGCTGGCGGGCTGGGGACTGTTCGCTACCTCCAGCAAAGACTTGCCTGCCGATCTGAGCGTCTTTTCCGGCCGCACAGTGGCAATCCTGCCTGATAATGACAACCAGGGCGCAAAGATCGCTGGCGACCTCCTGCGGGCACTGGAGGGCGTTGCAGAGCGCGCTTTCCTGATCGAACTTCCCGGCCTGCCTGACAAGGGCGACATAATCGACTGGGCCGGCACGGCGGACGAACTAAGGGCGCTGGTCGAAAAGGAGCTAAACCCGCGTGCCAAGCTTCTCCCCTTGCTCGACCCTGCCGCATGGCATGGGCAGGAAACCCCGTCGCGGGAATGGGCATGGAATGACTATATCCCGCACCGGCAGGCGACCTATCTGACCGGACCCGGCAGCGCGGGCAAATCCCTGCTCACGCAACAGCTTTGCACCGCGATCGCGCTGGGCCTTCCGTTCATGGGCATAGATACGCGGCAGGCTGTCGCCATCTATGTGACATGCGAAGATGACGCGGACGAGCTGCACAGGCGGCAAAAGGCGATCTGCGCGGCAATGGGCGTCCCCCTGTCGGCATTGTCGGGAAGGCTGCACCTTGTCAGCCTGGCGGGCGCTCCCGGCAATGAGCTGGTGACGTTCACGGCAGAGGGCAAGATGATTGTGGGCGATGCCTACCGCGTCCTGCTCGACACCGCGAAGGCGACCGGCGCGGGATTCCTGGCGCTCGACAACGTGGCGCATCTGTTCGCGGGCAATGAGAATATCCGCAATCAGGTCGCGGGCTTTGTGTCGCTGCTCAACGGCCTTGCGCTGGAGATCGACGGCAGCGTGCTTTTCCTTGGGCACCCGAACAAGGCGGGGCAGGACTTTTCCGGCTCCACGGCATGGGAAAATCAGGTGCGCTCGCGCCTGTTCATGGAGGTGCCGAAAGATGATCTGGGCAATGCTCACGATCCCGACGCGCGCGTGCTGCTGCGGGGCAAGGCGAACTATGCCCGCAATGGGGAACGGCTGACATTCCGCTGGCATAAGTGGGCCTTCATTCTGGAAGATGAATTGCCGCAGGACCAGCGGGCCGAGATTGCTGAGACGATTCTGGCGAACGCAGAGAACGAGGCTTTCCTTGCCTGCCTGCGCGCTCGCACCGCTCAAGGCGATGGTCGGGAAGTCGGGCCGTCATCTGGGCCGAATTATGCACCTTCACAATTTGAGGGGATGCCACAAGCTAAGGGCTTCGGACGGACCAAGCTGAAGCGGGCTATGGACCGGCTCTATCAGGTCGGGAAGATCAAATCAGAGACGGTGATGGACCGCAAAGCCAAGCGCGAAAAGACCATCATCGTGGAGGCGGACGAGGCTTCGCACAACGCGCACAACGCCCCGCACAACGGCAGCACAACACAGGTGCACAACACCGCACAACGACCGCACAACATGGGGTCAGCACACACCTATATTATAAATAATATGGGCGCGGCCTCTCAGCCCCCCGCGCCCATCCATGAAAAGGAAGATGGGCCGGACCTGTCCCGCGTGATCTTCACGGATGATGACGATGGGATTGGGGAGGATGGGAACATCATAGGGTGGGACCAATGACCGCCCCTGCCTCAACAGCGCGCCAGCTTGCACGGGAGCTGTCACGGCTCAGCCCCGACTGGCGCGAACCCGAACGCTATTTTCAGAACCGGAGCGAGATCGAAGCGCGCCTGCGCCGTCTCGCCAATGAATTGGAGCGCATACGATGAACCCCGTTACGGAACGACTTGCGGCCATGGGACCGGAAGCCATGCAAGGGGCGCTGATTGCCCTGGATGAAATCAGCCGCCCATTGGAGGCGCGGGAGATCGAAAGGGCACTGCGCAATCATGGCGTGCCCAAGAGCCGCGCCGTCATCATCGCCGCGTCTATCAGGAAGCTGCGCATCATCGCACTAGTGGGAGGCGAACGTGGCTAACTGGCCCTACAACACCACGACATGGCGTGACCTGCGACGGGCGCATCTGGCGCTGGAGCCTGCCTGTCGCGGCTGCGCTGAAATGGGCAGGCTGACCCGTGCCAACACCGTCGACCATATCGTGCCGATCAGCGAGGGCGGTCCTGCGTTCCCTGGGCATGACGGCCTCGCATCATACTGCCCAGCATGTCACGGCGCAAAGACGGCGCGCGGTGCAGAGGCGGGCGCGATCCGCTCGACCAAGCCGCGCCGGGGCTGCGATGTGGACGGCTGGCCGCTCGACCCGGCGCATCCTTGGAACAGCGGAAAATCGCTCAGAGCTGACGCTAAGGGACCGACGCCCAGCACGCAGACTCAATTAGTTTACAAGTGTAGTCGTTCGGAGGATGGCAATGGGTAAGCGTGGTCCCGGCGCTGGTCGCCTTCGCGCTGCTGCTGCGGCTGCTCCTGCCATCGCATCGCATCCATGGGAACAGGAAGGGATGCCTCCAGCCGAAAAGGTGCTGGCGTTCCTGCGAACCCTGCCGATCGTGTCTGGCCTCAAGGCTGGCGAGACGATGGAATTGCTCGACTTTCAGGAGCAGTTCGTGCGCGGCATCTATGGCGACGTTGACGACCTGGGCAAGCGCCGCGTGCGGCTGGCTGCGCTGAGCGTGGCGCGCGGCAACGGCAAATCCGCGATCCTGGCCGGCCTATCGCTGGCGCACCTTTTGGGACCGACCATGGAACCCTATGGCGAGTGCTATGCCGCTGCGCTCGACCGCGAGCAGGCAAGCGTCCTGTTTCGCATGTGCCGGGCCTATATCGAGGCGGTGCCGTGGATGGCGGCGCGGGTGAATATCCGCGACTGGCACAAGGAGATCATTGACGAGCAATCGCAATCGATCTGGCGCGCTCTCACGTCTGACGCACGCAAAGCGCACGGCCTCGCCCCGTCATTCTGGATTGCCGACGAGGTGGCGCAGTGGCGATCCCGCGAGCTTTGGGACAACCTGGCGACCGGCATGGGCAAGCGGGCGTCCGCGCTGGGCGTGACGATCAGCACGCAGGCGGCTGACGATCTGCATTTCTTTTCCGAGATGCTGGACGCAGAGCCGAACCCGACGACCTATGTGCAGCTACATGCCGCCCCCGATGATTGCGCGCTGGATGATCGGGCAGCGTGGATGGCGGCGAACCCCGCGCTGGGCGCGTTCCTGAACGAAGAACAGTTTGCCGATGCGGCTGCGCGGGCCATGCGCTCGCCATCCTTTGCCCCGTCCTTCCGGCTTCTCAATCTCAACCAGCGGATTGCCGCTGAGGGCCGGTTCATTGAGCAAGCCGACTGGGACGCGAACGGCGACCCCTTCGACCCGATCGAGCTGGAGGGGCAAGCCTGCTATGGCGGCCTCGACCTTTCGAGCACGCGCGACCTGTGCGCCTTCTCACTGTGGTTCCCCGATCACGGCAAGCTGCTCACCTGGCACTGGGTGCCGAACGACACGATAGGCGAACGGGTGGAGCGGGATCGGGTGCCCTATGACCGCTGGGCCGACGAGGGATGGATGGAGCGCACCGTGGGCAGGGCAACCGACCGCGTGGCGGTAGCGCGGCGCTTGGCGGACGTGCGGCAATCCTATGACGTGAAGGGCATTGCCTTCGACCGCTGGCGCTTCGAGGACTTGGGCAAGCTGCTGTCAGACGAGGGCATAGACCTGCCCATGGTCGAGTTCGTGCCCGGTTTCAAAAGTTACGCCCCCGCCGTCGATGCGTTCGAGCGGGCGGTGCTAGATCGGCGGATGCAGCACAATGGCAACCCGCTGATGCGCTGGCAGGCGGGTAACGTGATCGTGGAGACTGACCCGGCAGGCAACCGCAAGCCGACGAAATCCAAAAGCCTGGACCGGATCGACGGCATCGTGACAGCCATCATGGCGTGCGGACTTGCGGCGACCGATGAGGGGCCGAATATCTATCGGGGGGAAGGGCTGATGTGGGTTTAAGCCTTGGGCATCCGCATCGCCGCAAGCCGGAGCATACGCCGCATGGCTTCGGGGCGCGTCATGTCAGGATCGTTCGCCGCGATCCAGAGATCGAGCAATTCAAGATCGTCGGGCTGGAGGCGGACGCCTACCAACGTGCCCTTACCTGTAGGGGCCGGTCCCTTCCGCTTCTTTGTTATCACAGTAGCTTGCTTCGCCATACTCGCCGTGATAACACGGTAGCGAGCCGTAGGAAAGTTCCCGCTTCCCTACGGCTCTAACCGCAACCGTTCTGGAGGAACGACCATGGCTACTCACGCCCCTATCACGGGCGCACCTTTGCGTGCATCCAAAATTCGCCCTCGTGGCGTAGCATCCCCCGCTTTCGATCTGCTGCCCCGCATCGAGCGGGCCTGCGCCGATCAGAATATCCTGCCCAGCCGCTTCGGCCGTCGGGCGACCAATGATCCCCAGCTCATCTATGACATCCGCAAGGGGCGTCGTCTGCGCGCTGAAACCCGCGATCGCATCGAAACCTATCTGCGCCGGCTGGAATGGCTGGCGTCGATCAAGGCGGAGGGCTGCTGACATGGGCACAATGCATCTGCATCCCGCCAGCCAGCCCAACATGCCAGCTGTGGCGCGCATCCTGTCCCGATATGACCGGGAAAGCCTTGAGGCCTTCTTGGAGGTCGCGCTGGAACTGCTAGACACCATGGACGGCAACCCCGATCTGGAGGACGGCGGCGACAACGAACCGGATGGTGACGCGCAGGGCGATGTAAGCTGGTCCGAATGGCATACGCGCACCTTGCGCACCCAGCGCAAGGCTGGTGCTGAAATGGCATCCACCCGCGAGATCGGGGATCAGGAGGACGACGAGAACGACGACCCTGCCGAGGAAGACGACGATAGCGGCGACCATGCCAGCGAGGACGAGCCGGCCGGCTACCGGGCGCAGTCGCGCAGCGACTTTGGCCCAGGTTGCCCGATCAGCGATCCGGGTGGCGGCAATGTCGGGGATGAGTGCCAGATTGACGCAGTGCCGCCATACACCGGGCCATTAAGCTGAGCGTGCAGCCCCGGTGAACGCCGGGGCAAAATGCGACACTTGACGCGACCGCATTACCCATGCTAATGCGGTCGCGTTAGGCAAGGAGCAGCCCCGTGTTCGACTATGATTATACCTCTCCCCTATATCCGATCCGCGAAGCGGCGCAGGCGGCGGGCTTTGAGTTGAACACGCTGCGTTCGCTCTATCAGCGCGGGCATTTCCGGATCATCGGCGGCGAAGAGGCGAAGGCGCGCGGCTTGGGCGCAATGCTCAATCTTCGCGACATCATGCACGTCGCTGCAGCCAAGCGCCTCATGGATGCGGGCGTGCATCCGCGTGACGCATTTGAAGGAACTATTAAGTTCGCCCACACTGGCGACGGCGGTAGCGGATGGGTTGGCGAACCCATGACGGGGCCAACCCGTGAACCCGCTGGCTGCTACAGTGATGGGTTCACCGCGATGATCTACTATCCTTCGGATGGTTACACGAAAATTGTGCCGATGGATAAAAATGCGCTTGGGTTCAGCGAACTGTTCTTCAATCCCCGCACCGGGGGAGAAGAGGTCGCCGTCGTCGTCTTCCTCAACACCGTGGAGCATTCGGTGTTCTCAGCACTTGGCGTGACCGCCCGCGCATGATCTTCCAAGCCGCCCCTGATTCCTGCGGCCGACGCGACGCGGCCAACAGCGGAAAGTCCGATGTCGAGGGGCGGGCCGTGGTTCGCGGTTTCATGACGGCTCAATCGGGCAACGTCGCCAAGTTTCAGCAATCGCCTCTCCCCAAGGCGTCGCCCGCCGCGTCCGGCACTGGCGAAGGGGTGCACCCCATGGGGAGGAACAGCCATCGTCGCGAGACAGACGGCAATCACCGTGCGGGAGGGCTTGCGCCTTCCCGCCAGACTGAAAGGCAGTGAAATGACCAAAACGAGTGACTTGATCGAACAGCGGGCGGCGATCGTCGCTCGCATGAGTGACGCCGAGGAAACGGCGACTGCCGAAGAGTGGCGTTCCCTCAAAGCCGAACTGGCAGATTTGAATGAGAAAATCGAACGCCGCAAGGAAATCGACGCCGCCGACCGCACCGAGATCGGCACGCCGCTCAATGGCGACAACAAGCTGACCACCGAAATCCGTTCCCGCTTCAACATCGGCCGCGCCATCGCGGGCACTGCGGGGCTGGCGGTCGATTGGGGCTTTGAACGCGAGGTGCAGGCCGAACTGGCGAAGCGCGCCGGGCGCAATGCCGAGGGCGTGTTCATCCCGACCGAATGCTTTGAAACCCGCGTGCTGACCACCGCCACCGGCTCCGAACTGGTCCCGACCGAGCATCGCCCGGATCAGTATATCAGCGCCCTGGTCGCCTCCAGCGTCGTTCGCGGCATGGGTGCCCGTGTCCTGTCGGGCCTGACCGGAAATCTCTCCATCCCCCGCGAGACGGACAGCCCGGCCATCGGCTGGGTCGCGGAGAACAGCGCGCTGACCGCCGACGATGCCAATTTCGACAGCATCACGCTCAGCCCCAAGCACGCGGGCGCGCTGTCGGAATGGTCCCGCAACATGCTGATGCAGGCCAGCCCGGACGTGGAAAGCCTGCTGCGCCAGATGCTGGCCCGCAATCTCGCGCTGGCGATCGACCGGGCAGCGATCCTTGGAGGCGGCTCCAATGAGCCTGTGGGCGTGCTGGGCACGGCGGGTATCCAGAAAATCACGGCCCCGGCTTCGCTGTTCGACGCGGTGGCCGATGCCGTGGGGCTGGCGGACATCGAGAATGTCGGCGCATCCCGTGGCCTGCTGACCACCCCGGAAATCCGCAAGATCGCCGCCAAGGCGCTGGACGCGAACGGCCTGCCCATCGGCATCGACAAGGTGCTGGGTGGCGTGTCCGCGACCTTCTCCAATCAGGTGCCCAAGACGCTGGGGGCGGGCACCGAGCATGGCATGATCTACGGCGACTGGTCGGAACTGCTGATCGGCATCTGGTCGGAGATCGACATCCTTGTGAACCCGTTTGAATCGACGGCCTACAGCAAGGGCAATGTCATGATCCGCGCCATGGCGACGGTCGATTGCGCGGTGCGTCACCCCAAGGCGTTCGTGTCGATCGAGGATGTGACCACCGCCACGGCGGCCATGCCGGTCATCGAGGCCGGTTCGTAATGGCGGGCGGGGACGATATGGAGCGGCGGGCCTTTAGCGAGGTCCGCGCCTCCGGGCGGCGGCTGGAAGGCTATGCCGCCACCTTCGGCAGCGAGGCCGCTATCGGCGGCTTCCGCGAGCGTATCGCCCCCGGTGCCTTCCGTGGCGCGCTGGCGGGCGATGTGCTGGCCATGCTGGACCATGACCCCGGCAAGGTGCTGGGGCGGACCCGTTCGGGCACGCTGCGGCTCACGGAGGACAGCCGGGGCCTCGCCTTCTCGCTCGACCTTCCCGATACGCAGGCGGGCCGCGACGTGCTGGCGCTGGCGGAACGCGGCGACCTTGGCGGCATGTCCTTTGGCTTCAAGGTGCCCAGGGGCGGCGAAAGCTGGAGCGGCGAAACCCGGACCCTGCGGACGGTCGATCTGAAAGAGATCAGCGTCGTGCAGGCGTGGCCCGCTTATCCCGACACCGAGATCGCGTTGCGCAACCATGGCCATGATGGCCATGCCCTGCGCCGTCGCCGGTCCCTCATTCTCGCGGAGGTGGCCCGTGCGATTGGCTGACCGCATCCTTTCCCGTCTGGGCTATGAGCGCCGCGATGCCAGTGATCCGTCATGGGCGGCGCTGGCTCCCGGCATCGGCTATTATGCGGGCGTGTCGGCGCGCTATGCCGAGAATATGAGCGCGGTGCTGGCGAACGTCGCTGCTATCGCCACGGCAATGGCCTATGTCCCCGCGCTGGTCTATCGGCGCGAGGGCGACAACCGTGTGGAGATGGCCGGGCATCCGCTGGTGCGCCTGACCCGCGCGGGCGTGAATGAGGGCATGACCTGGCCCGAGTTCATCGAGCATCTGGTGGCGTCGGCGTTGCTGACCGGCAATGGCCTGGCCGAGATTATCCGATCGGGGAACGGCCAGCTTGCGGGCCTCGCTTACATTCCGTGGGGCATGGTGACGGTCGCGGAACTGGCGAGCGGCAGGCTGGCCTATGACGTTTCGGACGGGCGCGGCCATGTGCGCCGCCTGCTGGCCGGAGAGGTCATCCACCTTCGTGACCGCACCGATGACGGCAAGATAGGCGTGTCGCGCCTCTCGCGGGCCGCCGGCGCCGTGGAAGCGGTGGACCTTGCCAACCAGCACGCACGCAACTTCCTCGCCAACGGGGCGTCCCCAAGTGGCTGGATCGAGGTTCCCGGCACCATGAGGCCCGAACAGCGCACGGCGCTGCGGGACAGCTTCCAGAGCCGCCACGGCGGGGCAGGCAATGCCGGTTCGACGCTGGTGCTGGACGGCGGGATGAAATGGAACGGCGTGTCCCTGTCCCCGGAGGATAGCGAACTGCTGGAAACCCGGAAATTCGGCATTATCGAAATCTGTCGGATATTTCAGGTGCCGCCGCCGATCGTGCAGGCTTACGAGAACAATACCTTCACCAATGCGGCGCAGGCGGGCTTGTGGTTCGCCACTTATTGCCTCGCCTATTGGGCGCGGAAGATCGAAGCCGAGTTCGCCCGGTCTGTGTTCCCGACCAATGGCCCTTACGAACTGGAGCTGGATCTGTCGGGCTTCCTGCGCGGCGATCCGCAAACCCGCTGGGCAGCGCATGAAATCGCGCTGCGCAACAAGGTGCTGGACGCCAACGAGGTGCGCCAGATTGAAGGCTGGAACCCGCGCGCCGAGACGCCAGCCACGTCCGCGACCGAACAGGAGGTGCCCGCCAATGGCTGACCCCCTTGTGACCCTGGCAGAAGCTAAACTGTTCTGCCGCGTCGATCATGATGAAGAGGACACCACGATTGCGATGATGATCGCCGCCGCCTCCGATGCGGTGCGCGACGTGGCTACCGATTGGGACGGCGTGGGCGACCCCCCCGCCCGGATCAAGCTGGCCGTGCTGACCCGCGTGGCCATCATGTTCGACACCCGCGACAGCATCGAGGCAGGCAAGGGCGAACTGCCGATGCTCACCCCGCTGCGGGTTCTGGATATCTGATGGCAGACGCGGCATCCCTCCCTTATTGGCCCGCGCGGCTTAGCGAGGATCGGGCCGCCGCCTATCTTGGCGTTTCCAAGACCAACTTCCGCGGGAAGTGGCAATCACGTCAATACCCGCAACCCGTTCGCGACGGAAACCGGCTGTTTTGGTCCCGCCTGCAACTGGATCGCTTTGTTGAAGCGCAATTCGGCCTCACTGGTGCCAATGAAGGAGACGATTCATGGGCCGACTTGAGATAAAGGGCATCTGTCAGAAGGCGGGGCGGCTCTATTTCCGCCGCAAGGTCGCTGGGCGGGATACCTATATCCGCCTTCCCGCGCTGGATGACCCTAATTTCGCCGCCGCCTATGCCGCTGCGTCACGGCCCGACACAGTGCGCGCCAAGCCAGCCAAGGGCACCTTTGCGGCGCTGGTGGCGGACTATCGCGGCTCCAGTGACTTTCGCAATATCCGTTCCCCCAACACCAAGACAAACCGCCTGCGCTATCTCGATATGATTGCCAGCGTTCACGGGCACCGGACGGTCGCGGGATGCCGTCCTAGCGATGTGCGGAAGATGCGCGATGCCTATGCCGACTTCCCCGGCAAGGCGAACAACTGGCTGGCGACGTTCAAAACGATCATGGCCTATGCTGCGCTGAATGACTGGCGGAAGGATAATCCCGCCGTTGATGTGAAGATGCTGCCCATTGGCGAGCACGAGCCATGGCCTGCAACGGTGCTGGAGAAGGCGCTGGCGACCGCTTCGCCTACGCTGCGCCTGGCGATCGTCACGGGGCTTTGCAGCGGCGCGCGCATCGGTGACGTGATCCGTATGCAGCATGGCTGGCATGACGGCGCTATCATGGAGTTCACGACATCCAAGAACCGGGCCGACGTGGCGATCCCGATGCACCCGCTTTGGCTGGAGGAGATCGCAAAGCAGCCTCGCAGGGCCGTGACGTTGCTCTATGACCGGACTGGCAAGCCCTTCACCGATACCAAGATATTGCAAGAGCGCGTCCGGCGACTGATGCACGAGATCGGCGGCCCTACCTACCTGAGTAACGGCAAGGCGCGCCTCTACAGTTTTCACGGCCTGCGCAAGAACGCGGCCTGCTACCTGGCCGAGCTTGGCCTAAGCGATACCGACATTGGCGCAATCTGTGGGATGACCCCCGACACAGTTCGCCATTACACGAAAAGGGCACGCGCTTTGATGATCGCTCGCGGCGCTGCTGATCGCGTTACGAGGGGGGACGTGATCCCCCTAAATGGGGGACGGTCGCAAGGAGCCGCAAAATAAATGCAGCAAAATCAATATGGTGACCCCTACGGGAATCGAACCCGTGTTTCAGCCGTGAAAGGGCCGCGTCCTAACCGCTAGACGAAGGGGCCGTTCGTTGTCGCCGCCGTGGCAGCGCTGCGAAGCGAGGGCGCAATTAGGCGGGACCGGCGAAAGGGTCAACCCCCTTTGCGCAAGAAAATTGCAATCTTTCTCAATCTGCCCAGGCGGCGTCCTCCAGATGCAGCTCTGCGGCCGGTCGGCTGCCCCAGTCGTCGATCTTCGCACGGCCCGCCACCCACAGGCGACGGTCACGCGGCGCACCCAGAATCGCCTGACCCAGTTCCGATTCGGCCTGGCGGAAGGCGATCGTCTTGATCGACCGGCCATCATCGCCCGCCATGATCGCCCGCAAATGGCCATTGCCGACCACATCGGCGCGAATCACCCGCATCGGCCCGGCGGCGATCAACGGCGCGGGCCAGCCTGCGCCATAGGGACCGCCCGCCTCGATCGCGGCGACGAAGTCGGGATTGACCCCGGCCGGCGCCAGCACCGCGTCGATCAGCAGCGCGCGCTCATCCCGCGCACGCGCGACGGCGGCCGACAGGCGATCGTCCAGGAAGTCGGCCAGCGCATCGACCTTGTCGGCCATCACGGTAAGCCCCGCCGCCATCGCATGGCCGCCGCCCGCGACCAGCAGGCCGCTATCCTTGGCCGCCAGCACCGCCGCGCCCAGATCGACGCCGGAAATGGAGCGGCCCGATCCCTTGCCCACGCCATCCTCGTCCAGCGCGACGACGATGGCGGGACGACCGGCCCGTTCCTTGAGCCGCCCGGCGACGATGCCGATGACGCCCGGATGCCAGCCCGGCCCGGCGACCAGCGCAACGGCGCGATTGCCCTGCGTGGCCAGCAATTCCTCCGCCTGTTCCTGCACGATTGATTCGATCGCGCGCCGTTCCTCGTTCAATCGATCCAGTTCGGCGGCGATTCGCGCGGCCTCGGCCGGATCTTCGGTGGTGAGCAGCCGCACCCCCAGATCCGCCTTGCCGACGCGCCCGCCGGCATTGATGCGCGGCCCGAGGGCAAAGCCGAGGTCATGGCAGAGCGGCGCACGATTGAGGCGACTGGCGTCCATCAGCGCGGCAAGGCCGATATTGCGCCGCTTGGCCATGACCTTGAGCCCCTGCGCCACGAAGGCGCGGTTGAGCCCCTTGAGCTGCGCGACGTCGGCGACGGTGCCGAGCGCGACGATGTCGAGCAACTCCATGATCGCCGGTTCCGGCCGGGTCGCGAACCAGCCGCGCGCGCGCAGCGTCCGCAGCAGGGCCGCGCCCAGCAGGAAGGCCATGCCAACGGCGGCGAGATGGCCATGGACGGCCGCGCCCGCATTTTCGTCCAGCCGGTTGGGATTGACCAGCGCCAGCGCCACCGGCAGCGCCGCCGCGCATTTATGATGGTCGACGACGACGACATCGACCCCGGCCGCCTTTGCCATGTCGAGCGCCTCGAACGCCTGCGCGCCGCAATCGACGGTGACGATCAGTTGCGCGCCATCCCCCGCAAGCCGCACCAGCGCCTCGCCCGACGGGCCATAGCCCTCCATCAGCCGGTCGGGGATATAGGGCCGGGCATCCAGGCCAATGTCGCGCAGCAACCGGATCAGCAGCGCCGCGCTGGTCGCGCCATCGACGTCATAATCACCGAAGATGCGCACATCCTCGCCGCGCTGAACCGCATCGGCCAGCCGCTCGGCAGCCGCATCCATGTCGCGGAACAGGCTGGGGTCGGGCATGAAATGGCGGATGGTCGGGTTGCGATGCGCCTCCACACCGTCAGGCGGACAGCCGCGCGCCAGCAGCAGCTGCGCCACCAGATCGTCAGGCTGATAGCCGGGCGAACGCGCGTCCGCCCCCAGGCCGCGCCAGCGCCAGGGCTGGCCAGTGATCGAACGGGTGATGTTGAGCGCAAATGTCATGATGCGGCTCTAGACCGGCGGGGGCAGCGATGGAAGCGCCGCGCCGCCGGGCGAAATCGTCACGCAGGCGGAACCGTCGCAAGTCATTGGGCGTATTGCCTGTTTGCCGGACATATGGGATGCCCGGTGCGAAAGGGGCATCGCAGACAGATGAAGAAGCGGCAGGCGAGATATGTTCGGCATGCGCTGGGCATGATCATGGCAG